CAGCGTCGATCCTGTCTGAGAACCACCATTCACAAGTGGAGTTCCTGCCGCTGTCGATGCCGAACCTCTCGCAGTCGCGCCCATAGGATCGCCAAGCAAAAACGTCCCATACGCACCATTGAGCGAGATCAAGAAAGCAATCCATTCCTCAGCCGATGCTCGTTTCATTGGAGGCAGAGTAACCGAGGCTTCCCACCGCGATCCCTGATGTTGCATCACCTGAGTCGTCAATGTGAACGGAGAAGTTGCAACCGCAACCGAATTTCTAGCCGTGATAACGATATTCGCAATTCCGGTAATCGTCGGGAGCGAGAGAGGATATGTAATCGCCATAATTAGCCCCCGAAGGCATTGGCGAATGAGCCGCCACGCCGCTTTGCATCGATGACAGCCGCCTTTGCCGCGTTTGAAATTTGAGGCAGAAGGCTTTGGATTTCAGCGCGAACCGTTTGCTGAACGCCTGTCGAGACATTGATTGTTTGATAGACATTCACACCGCCGTTACTACCTGACATCGATGTATCAGGAATGATCGAACCGGATCGATTCGGCATGAATAATTCAGGACCGTTTTCGCCAACCAAATATGGCGAACCAGAAGAAACAGAGCCGCCGACAGCGCGAGTGACAATCGGAGGCAATGGGACAGAATCGCCGCCGCCTCCCAATCCGAACATCGAGAGAATATTGAAGCCGCCGCCACCACCGCCGCCACCGAAGAACCCGCTCATCATTTGTCTAAATGCAATTCTCGCCATGTCTGAGATGATAGAATCCGCAAGAGATTTGAAATCTAGCTTTCCGGTTTTCACGAAGTTCACAAAAGCATCTTCCATAGATTGAAAAGCATTTGTAAATGCTGAATTTATTGCACCAGAAACATCAGTAGCCGCTCGACGGAATGTTTCCATTCCACCTTCGAAACCGCCGGATGCGATAGCAAGATCACCATTAAGTTTGAATAGTGCCTTACTATATTCTTGCTGATTCAAAGCTCCTTGTTGGAATAGGCGATTCAATTCTTCAATATCTTTTCTGATTTGATATGTCGGATCGCCAAGAGCGCGATATTTATCAACAAGACCCGCAGTTGCCGCTCCGTTTTCTTTAATAACATTCGTATTTTTTGAAACAAGAATTGAAAGAGCATCTGTCGATTGAGAAACTCCATTGAACACGTCCTGAGTTTCTTTGAAAATTGTATTCAAGTCTTTTTGTTGAGCAAGTCGTTCAGATAGAATTTTATTAACATTCGGAAAATCAAAACTGGTTGCCGCTTTCGTTGCTTCGACAAAAGCACCGATATCTCTTGCAACCTCAATAAATGCAGAACCAATCAGATATACAGCCGCAACAACGCCTCTAAATCCGGCTGACAATCCTTCAGCGATCGGTTTTAGACCTGAAAATGTTCTATTGAATTCTTGAGTGTTATTATTGGCTGTTCCAATTTGTTGAGTAAATGCCATCAATGACGGAACAATTCCTGTCATCAAACGATTCATAAAACCATCTGCCGCAAGCGACAAGATTTCCATTTGATCGTTGAATTGAGCCGCAGATTCAGCCGATTGACCACTAAATGTTAAACCAAGAGCATCAGCTTGAGACTGAAGTTCTCTTATTCCTTGCGAACCAAGATTTAAGATTGGAATTAAATCAGCACCTGATTTTCCGAATATTGCTTGAGCAACTGCCGCTTTCCGAGCGCCATCGCCATAACTGGAAATTCGATCAGCAATTTCTAGGAAAAGATCACTGGTAGGCTTTAATTGACCATTTGTATCACGAAGATCGATCCCAATTCGTTTGAAATCATAAGCAAGACCTGATTTTGCATTTGAAGATGCTTCATCAACTGCTCTTGAGAATTTAATCAATCCTTTTTCAAGACTATCAAATTCAACATTTGCAAGTTTTGCCGCATAAGAAAGACCGGAAATAAATTCTACAGATGCGCCAATTTTCTGAGCCGCATTTGCAAAATCCTCCGCTCGATCAGTTGCGTTTTTAATACCCTGAATAAATTGACCTGCGCCAAAGGCAACGCTGATCGAGGCAAGAGCCATCTTAGCCTTTGCCGTAAAATTACCCATCTTTGTGAGATTGTTATTTATAGAATTGAAAGCCGCCATCGTTTTATCGACAGCGGTCAATTCAATTTTTAATTGCTCACTTGCCATTCTTCATCCGCTCCGCGACAATGTTCAAATAAGCAATCCAACCTATAAATTCTTCAACCGATAGATCATTGATCTCCTCGATTGTCTTACCTAAACGATCCGCGAGTGCATAGCGAGAATAAGCATCGGGATCGTCTCTTAGTTTTTTATTGTGTCATCCACCGTTGCCGTTGCGATCATTTGATTTGCTATTCGAACGATCACATCTGGATCGACAGAATTCAGCAAATCCCGCTTGTGTTCGAGTGTGAAAATAGGATCGCCTTTTTGATCTTTTGCTTTCAAGATGAGACAATCAACCAGAACCTTAAGAGATGACTCTTGAGAACCTTTGAATATCTTATCTTTCTCGGCGAGAGTGAAAGGAGTGGAATAAATAAGAAAAGGACTTCCTTCTTCACCCCACTCTGGAACTTCGATCACATTCACATTTTGATTCTTGAAGTGCGATTTAGCTTTTTCAATTATGTGCATTTATTGAGTCCTAATTACGAGGCAGTTGATTGTGAAAGTGTGCCTGTGCCTTGGAATGCGAATGTTGCTTCAACCATGCCATCAAAAGATGCAGTGCGTTCGATCGAAGTCACGATCACCGAACCGCTATAATAGATGTCACCAGTTGAAGCACCCTCTGGATACAGGTTGAGCGTGACCGTCGAGCCAGATGTCAAAGCACCTTGACCTGTCGTATCAGTCTCATCCCAATAGCAAGTCACCTGACCAGAAAAGGCCGAGAGAACTGATTTGAATGAGCGCCATGAATCGCCCATCGTCGTGTCCTCGATCGTGTCAGCCGTATTTGTCAGCGTCCAAGAACGAACTTCTGCGATCGTATTTGAAGAAATCTTAACTACGCCTTCCGAACCTGTATGATTTGCCATTTCAAAACTCCTAAGCTGGCGACTCTGATTCTGTCTCAGTCGTTCGATAAGTGACTTGAAACGTCATTTTAATCGAGCCGACAGGTTGCTCACCTTCTGCATTATAATCGATTACCGTCCCCGTCAAAACCGTGTCTTTCGCCAAAGAATTACAGGTCGGATCAGCGAGAACCGCTTCTTCAACATCCCGCGCAATGGCATCGAGCGTATCATCCAAGCCGGATGTTCCTTTTGCCATGCCTTCGAGCGTGAAATTTACTCGACGCATAATCCGCCGAGGCCGTGTCATCGTGTCAGGATCGCTCTCCTCGCTCAGAGTATAAACCAGAAGGAGAGGCTGATTGATCGAGGCGATCGGATAAAACCGAGTCTGATAAACCCGTGTTGAAGTCGTAGTCAGATTCGAAACATTTGAAACAATCCGATCCCTGATCTGTTTGCGAAGATGCGCCATTATTGCTTCTCCAGAACCAGAGTCGTCATTCCAGTGCCATCCGGCTGAATAATCCGAACCTTATAAGTGACGGATGAAATAACGATCGTATCGCCATAATCGGCTCCAGAAGGCAAAGTCGAACTCTGGACTAAGAACCGAGGCTGTGCCGAAGCATAGGCCACATTGCCTTGCGGATCAGCCTCAAAGAATTCGTTGTCAAAGATGCCAATGATCGAGGAACTTCCGCCACCGACAAGCGTATAAGTCGCAGTTGTCCCGAAATCCGAAACATTCAGCATATAGGATCGATCTGATGCGCTTTCGACAGCCATCGGTCAGCCTTATTTCTTGGCGAATTTGCCCTTGCGGGTTGTGAATTCAGGAGCCTCTGGAGCATCCTGAAGGCCGATCGAACGATCCTCGACCGGAGCCGCCGGAGCCTCGATGAATTTCTTTGCGCGACCCATAGCGACAAGATTCTCAGCTTCACGCGAAGGAATATCGAGAACGGTTCCGATATCCGCAAACTCTCCGCTAACGAATGTCGCCTGTGTAAATTCTATCTTCATGCCACTTTTCCTTCATCGGTCCTGAAAGGAATTTTGCTCTCTCAGGATGTTGAATCGTGATTTGAACCTTTTCCCAGACTCTCAAATCTCTTTGCCAGACGTTCGATTTGTGATTTTCATCCGGTTGATCGTGCCAATATCGCCGACCGGATTGATAACTGTCGAAACCGCATAGCAGAATTTCACTATATCCCAAATAATCCGCAATCCATAGAGCCTTCGCGCCGCTCAATCCAAAGTCAGGACAGATGCCGGACCAGATATGCCGAGAATCCTTGATTCGATGATGGGAAGTTTTGAGGCTCGGATGGTCTTTTAGGAGTTCCCAGATCGGCTCGTCGGAAAAAACAATCAGATCGAGCGGAAGCAGGAGCGAATGTTGATTTATCCCAATCAGGTCGATTTCTGCCGGAAGATTATAAAGATCAGCCGGAAGCGATGGACCGCCGCCGAGAATAGCCGCTTTTCTTCCTGTTTTGATCGATTTGAACTGATTTAGTTCCATTTTATGTTGCATCGCATATAAAAATAATTCTAGAAACTTGAAAATAGTTGTTTCAAATAATTAGAATTATGGTAGATTGTTTTTATCAACATAGGCGCTTCGGCGCAAACAAGGAGAACCAAAATGAATACGCAAGAATTTCAAATGTTCGGAATTTCAGTTGAGCGCATCGAGAAAGAATATATGGGTTCGCTTACAGCAAAATTATCAGGTCAAGAAATGGTTGTTATGTCGATTCTTTCAGATTGTCAGGAAATGATCGGATCAACCGATTCAGACCCGCGCATGGATGAAGTTCGCAAACAACTGAATGTTGCAAAATATATTCTCTCGGAAATGATGGATAAAAAAAGAGCCGCTTAATTCAAAACGGGGGCTTCGGCCCCCACTCTTTCACAATAATGGAGAAACAAAATGAAATTGACACTTCGATATGTCCAGAAGGCAATCAGCAAAGATAAAAGATTCTCAAAAGACTGCATCGATATTTTAGAAGAAGGCCAAATCGCAGTTTGGATCAATCCAGAATATACATGGGATAAAACCGAAGGCCATCGAACTGTAGAGCATTTTTCAATCGAAGATGGGCATAATCCGCAAGATACGGTCGGAGAATTCAAATATCGTTTATCATTTATCGAAAAAGCAATTTGAAAGAAAAAAGGCGGGAGATGATCCCGCCTTCTCTATTCCATAACCTAAAATCCGAATTAGGTCGTGGTGTAGTCCTTAACAGCCGCGAACGACTCAGCATGGCGAACGCCGACATCGACATCTTGGAAGAATGCCAAGCGAGTGCCGCCTGAAGTCGAGAGCGAAGCCGTATCGACAACCACATCAACGCCGCTCCACATACCGATGAAGATATCGTTGAAGTTACCGAAGATCATCGCCGAGCAGACACCAGAAGAAGAACCCTTTGTGAGATCGCTCGGAACAAGGTTTGTCGAAACAACATCGTAACCAAGCAACTTGTTCGCATCGTTGAGGATGAAGTTGCCTTCAACACCCGACGACTGACGAGCCGTTGCGCGGAGTTTCGCAATGACCTTTGGATTGGTCAGATAGGCGAGATTGCCTGTAGCGGCATTAGCAACCGCGACAGCGCGTTCGAGAGCCACAACCGAAGCCCAAGTCGGAGCGCCACCGTTCGTGCCGATCGCAACTGCACCGATGCCTGAAGTGCCGAGGATACCTGTCGGCTCATTCGATGAACCGCCTTCGATAGCAACATCGTCGATCTTAGCCGCGATCTGGCTGATGATGTCATTACGAAGCACCGCTTCAACCGACGGATCGGATTGAATCATCATGCGACGAGAAATATCGACATAACCCGCGACCGTCTTTGGTGTCATGCTGAGTTGACCAAACACCGGAGCGCCTTCAGTCGGAGCAGAAGTTTCACCGACGAAAGCAACCGTTGTCTTGGTTGCCAACTTAGGAATCGCTACATTGCCTTGCAAGCCTGTGAGCATACGAGCGCCGAGACCAGCCATAACAAGCGTATCGCGGAGAGCATCGATATAGAGATCACCACGCTGATCGGTTCCGATCATGTAGCCGCCCTTCGATGTGCCTGTGCCTGTGCCAGAGATAACGTCACGCTTGCTCCAACCGATATCGGCAGGAACATAAAAGCCGCGAGCATCTTTACCAATACGGCTACCAATTTCTTGCGAAATTTCACGCTCGAAACCTGCCTTCGACCAATCACCAGTTGCTGAAGCATTGATCGCGCGGAGAAGCGAATAGGATTGCGCTTCACGCGAATTGAGGCCAAC